GGCGGTTATTTTTCCGCGACTGACAAAGTCCGAACAAACTGCCTACGGCAACGCGCTGGGCTTCAGTTATGCCGGACAGCAGTTTCTTGGCTCCGGTCATGCGCTGAAAGATGTGGACGAATTTACTTCCCGTTCGCAGGTTACGCCGGGGCGTACAGCGCTGGCCCGTAAGCTACGAAAAGAGCTTGTTGAGCTCGATCAGACCTGGTCCGGCATCGGGATGACGATTAGCACCGCGTTGATGCCGTACGCGCTGAAGCTCAGCCACTGGCTGGAGACACTCGGTGACTGGATGCAGCAACATCCGGAGGAAGTGAACAGGTTTATCACCACATTTCTGAATGACGTTGAGTCAGTGGCCTCCCTGGCGAATAAGGCTGCCGGAGAACTGGGGGGCTGGCAGAATGTCATTATTACGCTGATCGGGCTGAAAGTGGCGTCATGGGTGCGGGGGCTGACAAAAGCCCTCAGTGGCCCCGGAGGCCTTCTTTTTGCGATAACGGCGCTTTACCCGGTTGTTGACGGATTACTGACATCCATTGTTGGCAGGGAAAATAAGGACTGGCTGGATTCACATGGTTTTTTCTGGGCTTCAGACGGGACTTTCTTTTTCAATAAGAAAGAGATGGAGACGTATCAGACAAAACTGGATGTCGGAGAAAAGCCTGGCAACATCACCCGGGCACAATCACCCACAGTATGGCAGCAGGGCATGCTGGATACTCAGGCTTCTCAGGCAACCGGGAGGGAAGCAGCCTTCGGTGAATCCTGGCTACAGGGTATGCGTGCGACGCAGGAAAAACTCGGTAATGCCATGCAAAACCGCCAGCGACCGACGAAGACCGGGGAAGCCCTGTTAGGCTGGCTGCAACCGAAACTGTCTCAACTGGAGGAAAAATATAACCTGCCGCCCGGACTGCTGCGCAGCGTTGCGATCACCGAATCCCGTGGTAATCAGTTTGCCGTCTCACCTGCTGGTGCGATGGGACTGTTTCAGTTCATGCCGAAGACGGCCAGTGAATTTGGTCTGAGGGGGAACGATGCCTTTGATCCCGAAAAAGCCGCTGATGCCGCCGCGAGAAAACTTGGTGGCCTGATACGTTTTTTTCATGGCGATCTGGCTAAGGCTCTGGCGGCATATAACTGGGGAGAGGGAAATGTTCAGCGTAAGGGACTGGCTGCTGCTCCGGAGGAGACCCGCAACTATATTCCGCGGGTGCTGGCGAACCTGCCTTATCCGGGTGCGGCAATGGCCATACGGTCGCTCCATCCTGCGCCTGTATCGCAGTCCACCGTAACGGAAACCACGCATATCGGGACACTGAATGTCACCACAACGTCGGACAATGTGAAGGGTATTACCGATGACGCACGTCGGCGTATCACGAATTCGGCGCTTGTGTCGGTTTATTCCAGCGGGGTAACAGGATGAGTTTTTCTTTCGATAATATTTCCCTGAATAACTTTTCGCTCAGTGAAAGTAACGTACTGAGTGCAGTTCGTGGCGGCGGTGTCCTGGGACTCATTAATAGTGTACTGGCACCGTCATTCGGTATTTATTACGCACGGAATGATCCGGCAGGTGCCCATCAGAAGGGTGGCAAACCTTTCTCCCCGGATTCTTTTGTTGTCGTTGAGGTGGGCGCGGAGGCTTCTGTTTCCACCGTCCCCGTGGAGCAGGGGGCTTATACCACCTTTAATAAAATCCAGAGATCGCCGGAACTGCATGTGACTTTCATTGTAGAGGGGTGGACGGCCTTTTCCGGATCCGTCCCGAACCTGACAAATTTTTCCACCACCTCGCGGACGAATGTGCTGGAAACGCTTGAAAGGATGCGTACCACGGCAGGACTCTACGATATTGAGACGCCGGACAAGACATGGACATCCTGCGACCTTGTGAAATATGACTACCGAATGCGAAGTAATAATGGTCCGACCTTACTGACGGTTACTGCGGTATTTCAGACCGTAATGAATACAGGAGAGGTGTCAGTGGGAAGTACGGATAAGTCGTCTCCCACGGACAACGATAAAGCAAAAGGGGCCGCATCGGTTAAAACGCAGCCAGTTACGGCGTCGGTGACACAACCGTCAGACGCTGACAGACGAAGTGCCACGAACAGGGGGATCACCTGATGCTGGAAATTGTTTTATCTCCCGTTAAAGCCCAGCAGTTTACGGTGACACTGGGCGCTCAGGTCTGCACCATTCGCCTGAATCAGCGTACTACGGGGATGTATATCGATATCATTGTTAATGGTGAACCGTGCCTGTATGGCGTGCTGTGTCTGAATAATAACCGGATTGTCCGGTACGGATACCTGCCGTTTCAGGGGGACCTGTTTTTTACCGACACGGAGGGGAATAGTGACCCTGACTGGCGGGGGCTCGGATCCCGGTACCGGCTCTACTGGCTGTTACCTGAGGAACTGATATGAGCTACAGACAACGTAAAATAAGTAAGCGTAAACTGACCGCCGTATGTAGCCATTAAGCCTGTATTGGTAACGTAGGTGCCCACCTTTTCAACTAGTGGACACCTGTTATGGAACAGAAAGCATTATCTGCAGAACCCCGCAGATCATTTTCAAATGAGTTTAAACTTCAAATGGTTAAACTGGCTTCACAACCAGGAGCCTCTGTTGCCCGTATTGCCCGGGAACACGATATCAATGATAACCTGCTGTTCAAATGGCTCAGGCTCTGGCAGAACGAAGGGCGCATATCGCGGCGTCTTCCGGTAACAACCTCTTCTGACACTGGCGTTGAATTATTACCTGTGGAGATAACGCCGGATGAGCCGAAAGAACCTGTGGCTGCTCTTACTTCGTCTTTATCTACTCAGACTACAGTTAGTGCCAGCTCCTGCAAGGTGGAGTTCCGTCACGGTAACATGACGCTGGAAAATCCTTCACCAGAGCTGCTCACAGTGTTGATCCGTGAACTGACCGGGAGGGGACGATGATCTCACTCCCGTCAGGCACCCGCATCTGGCTCGTTGCTGGGATAACCGATATGCGTAAGTCTTTCAACGGGCTGGGTGAACAGGTACAGCATGTGCTGAATGATAATCCCTTCTCCGGTCACCTGTTCATCTTCCGTGGCCGACGGGGTGACATGATTAAAATCCTGTGGGCTGATGCTGATGGTCTGTGCCTGTTCACCAGACGCCTGGAGGAAGGCCAGTTTATCTGGCCTGCTGTGCGTGACGGCAAGGTATCCATTACCCGCTCGCAACTGGCAATGCTCCTCGATAAGCTGGACTGGCGTCAGCCAAAAACATCCCGCCTTAATGCACTGACAATGTTGTAAAAATGTCATGGCCGGATTATAAAAACGGCCATGAATCAAAAATACCTCATTCGCATTGCAGAACTGGAATGCCAGCTCCGTCAGAAAGACCAGCAACTGAGTCTGGTTGAAGAGACGGAGGCCTTCCTGCGCTCTGCACTGGCCCGCGCCGAAGAAAAGATCGAAGAAGATGAACGGGAAATAGAACATCTGCGGGCTCAGATAGAAAAACTGCGCCGGATGCTGTTCGGTACCCGTTCTGAAAAACTGCGTCGTGAAGTTGAACAGGCTGAGGCCCTGCTGAAACAACGCGAACAGGACAGTGATCGTTACAGTGGGCGGGAAGACGATCCGCAGGTTCCCCGCCAGTTGCGACAGTCTCGTCATCGTCGCCCGTTACCGGAGCATCTGCCCCGCGAAATAAATCGCCTGGAGCCAGAAGAAAGCTGTTGCCCGGAGTGTGGCGGTGAGCTGGATTATCTGGGGGAAGTCAGCGCAGAACAACTGGAACTGGTGAGCAGCGCTCTGAAAGTGATCCGCACAGAACGGGTAAAAAAAGCCTGTACAAAATGTGACTGAATCGTTGAAGCACCGGCACCATCCCGTCCGATAGAGCGTGGTATCGCGGGCCCGGGGTTACTTGCCCGCGTGTTAACGGGAAAATACTGCGAACACCTGCCACTGTATCGTCAGAGTGAAATTTTTGCCCGTCAGGGTGTCGAACTGAGCCGTGCATTACTCTCCAACTTGGTTGACGCGTGCTGCCAGTTAATGACGCCGCTGAATGATGCTCTGTACCGTTATGTAATGAACAGCCGCAAAGTTCACACTGATGACACACCAGTAAAAGTGCTGGCACCGGGCAGGAAGAAGGCGAAAACAGGATATATCTGGACGTATGTCCGGGATGACAGGAATGCCGGTTCGCCAGAGCCTCCGGCGGTCTGGTTCGCCTACTCACCGGACCATCAGGGTAAACATCCGGAGCAGCACCTTAGTCCCTTCCGGGGTATCCTGCAGGCAGATGCGTTTAATGGTTACGATCGGCTGTTCAGTGCCGAACGAGAAGGCGGCGCGTTGACGGAAGCAGGATGCTGGGCTCATGCGCGGCGCAAAGTCCACGATGTATATATCAGTACCAAAAGCGCGACAGCGGAAGAAGCCCTGAAACTAATCGGTGAGCTGTACGCCATCGAGCACGAAATACGCGGGTTGCCGGTGTCTGAACGCCTGGCGGTCAGGCAAATGCAGAGTAAACCGCTACTGACTTCCCTGTATAAGCTGATGCAGGAGAAAGAACACACGTTATCGAAAAAATGCCGTCTGAGAGATGCGTTCCGGTATATCAGGAAGCACTGGGTTGCGTTGTGCAACTTCAGTGATGATGGTCTGGCTGAGGCGGATAATAATGCCGCGGAAAGAGCGCTTCGTGCAGTCTGTCTCGGAAAGAAAAACTTTATGTTCTTCGGCAGCGATCACGGTGGAGAGCGTGGTGCGCTACTGTACGGGCTGATCGGCACCTGCCGACTGAACGGTATCGATCCGGAAGCGTATCTGCGCTATATCCTGAGCGTACTGCCGGAATGGCCTTCCAACCGTGTTGACGAACTCCTGCCATGGAACGTAGCACTCACCAATAAATAAGCGTCAATACGGTGCTCCGTTGACGCTTACCCATGATACTGATGTAGTCACGCTTTATCGTTTTCACGAAGCTCTCTGCTATTCCGTTACTCTCCGGACTCCGCACCGCCGTGTTCTTCGGTTCAAGTCCCAACATCCGGGCGAACTGGCGTGTTTCATTAGCCCGGTAGCATGAACCATTATCCGTCAGCCACTCCACTGGAGACGACGGAAGATCGTTGCCGAAGCGGCGTTCCACCGCACCCAGCATGACGTCCAGTACTGTTTCACTGTTGAAGCCGCCGGTAGTCACCGCCCAGTGCAGTGCCTCACGATCACAGCAGTCCAGCGCGAACGTGACACGCAGTCTCTCTCCGTTATCACAGCAGAACTCGAACCCGTCAGAGCACCATCGCTGATTGCTTTCTTTCACGGCCACTCTGCCTGTATGTGCCCGTTTCGATGGCGGTACAGCAGGTTTTCGCTCAAGCAACAGCGCATTCTGGCGCATGATCCGGTAAACACGTTTGGCATTGATCGCAGGCATACCATCAAGTTCTGCCTGTCTGCGAAGCAGCGCCCATACCCGACGATAACCATACGTGGGCAGCTCTCCGATAACATGGTGTATACGGAGAAGCACATCCGTATCATCAGTGTGACGACTGCGGCGGCCATCCATCCAGTCATCGGTTCGTCTGAGAATGACGTGCAACTGCGCACGCGACACCCGGAGACAACGGCTGACTAAGCTTACTCCCCATCCCCGGGCAATAAGGGCGCGTGCGCTATCCACTTTTTTGCCCGTCCATATTCAACGGCTTCTTTGAGGAGTTCATTTTCCATCGTTTTCTTGCCGAGCAGGCGCTGGAGTTCTTTAATCTGCTTCATGGCGGCAGCAAGTTCAGAGGCAGGAACAACCTGTTCTCCGGCGGCCACAGCAGTAAGACTTCCTTCCTGGTATTGCTTACGCCAGAGAAATAACTGGCTGGCTGCTACACCATGTTGCCGGGCAACGAGGGAGACCGTCATCCCCGGTTCAAAGCTCTGCTGAACAATTGCGATCTTTTCCTGTGTGGTACGCCGTCTGCGTTTCTCCGGCCCTAAGACATCAATCATCTGTACTCCAATGACTAGTCTAAAAACTAGTATTAAGACTATCACTTATTTAAGTGATACTGGTTGTCTGGAGATTCAGGGGGCCAGTCTAATCAGGCACCGTTTTACAACGGAAAATCGGATACCCGGACTGTTGACCTGTCTGATGCTGTATACCGGCGGCTGATACTGATGAAAGCCATGTCGAACATTACTGACTGTTCCGTTCCGGATATTAACCGGATGCTGAGATTTATGTTCGGAAAAAAACGGCGAGCTTATGTTCTGAATAATGGTGGGCTGAGGATGAGTTACATCTTTGAGTCCGCGCTCTCGTTGGCAGAACTGGCGATTATCCAGTCGTCGGGTGCACTGCCGTCCCCGCCGGGTGTTTATGTTTCAGTAGTTTTAAAGGAGTCCCGTAATGAAGGCCAGTGATAAACCCCGCCAGCTGGCGGTCCCCTTTGCGAGTACCGGAGATAAAAACCGTATCCCGGACAAGGCGACACAGCAGACCAGAGAGAGCGGTAATGCTGCGTATGATTCAGGTTTTCCTCCGGTGACCATGACAGCGGTCTCAGCGGGAGGTATACCGCCACACGGCAAGGATTTTAACGGTCTGATGTACGATATTACCGCAGCAATACGGTTCGCCCAGGCTGGCGGTTTGTACACGTATAATGCCGGTTTTGCGGGGGCCATTGGTGGATATGCAAAAGGAGCCATTCTCGCCGGAGTCGCAACAACAGCGGTCTGGCTGAATACCACAGACGATAACCTGACCGATCCTGAAGGCTCCGACAGTGCGGGCTGGGTAAATCTTCTTGAGGATCCGAAAAGGATATTCCTGCGGCAGAAGAACAATCTGTCAGACCTTCAGAATAAAGGGACGGTACGGGATAATCTTCAGGTTTACAGTAAAGAGCAGTCAGATCAACGCTATGTTCATCGGGAAGGCGATAAAATAACCGGAGAGCTGAAAATCCGTGGTGTTAATGCGCTGAGGATTTTCAACGAAGCTTTTGGCCTGATTTTTCGTCGTTCGGAAGAGTGCCTGCACCTTATTCCCACCAGTGAAGGTCAGGGGGAAAATGGCGATATTGGTCCCCTGCGCCCGTTCACCATTAATTTGCGGACGGGTGAAATATCCATGTCGCATAAAGTGTCTGTTGGCGGTGGTTCGCAGGTCAATGGTGCGCTGGGTATCGGCGTTCAGAACGCCCTGGGGGGGAATTCAATTGTTCTTGGTGATAATGACACCGGATTTAAACAGAATGGAGACGGTATTCTGGATGTTTATGCTAATAGTCAGCGTGTATTCCGCTTTCAGAATGGAGTGGCTATTGCTTTTAAGAATATTCAGGCCGGAACTGCCAGAAAATTCACGTTATCCAGCGCCAACAACTCCACGAAAAATGCAGCGTTTTATTTGTGGGGTAATCCATCCAGGTCTGTTGTTGCAGAGCTTGGCGATGATTCAGGCTGGCATTTTTTCAGCCAGAGGAATACAGATAACAGCATCACGTTCGCCGTAAACGGACAGGTAATTCCGTTAAATTACGGAAACTTCGATGCCCGCTATAAACATCGAACTGAGGGGGTACAGGATGT